GTTACGGCGGGGGCTAAATCTCTTTTCAAAGGAGAACGAAGTGACAGCTTCCTGTCGCGGGTAATACTATCACAAGCGTCTCCAAATGCGAACCCCCCAGCGTCCATCTTCAATTCCGGGGCGGTAGTGGACGACCCACTCCCACTGACTTGTTATCTGATGAATCTGACGTACAAGCTCCAGCGTATTCACGCAGGGGATGAACACAGAGGCACCCGCTGGAAACTTGTCCCAGCGAACAACGATACGCACCCCATCGGGTGCAAGGTCGTCAATCCTGACTCTGTTTCTCGAACAGCGCGGCGGTTGTTGCCAGAGCTTGCTCAGTTTCATCGTCCATAAACCCTGTGCAGTCCAGTACCAAAACATCGGTAGGGGGCATGTTGATGTGGGTGCCCTTACCCAGTCGAACCTTGGCTTTGATTGCCTTGGTGCTTCCCGTTTTCAGGCCGTCAACAAACCCAGCGTAGTTGATCTGTTGCTTGCCGCACCATGACTTCAGCGGCTTGATTAGCAGGTACAGCTTCTTCACATCGTACTCGTACCGCGCAACAAACTGCCCACGGGGAGAGCCGTCAGGCACAATGATCTTGTCAAGCACCCCTGCGGTGTTTCGTGCGTCATCCGTTGACTTGATACGGAGCATGTTGTTGTAGTTCTCCGCCATGTAGTCGGTCAGTTGAGCCTCTACATTGACGTTCATCTCGCCCACCATGGCTTTGGCCTCGGCCATCACTTTGACAATCCACTGCACAATCGGCGCAATCTGCCAAGTGATCAGGCCAGCTTTCTTGGCCAACATCAAACCTGCAATGGTGCGTGAAGCCAAGGCAGACCAGTAGCGATTCTCAGCAGACAGGCTTGACGCCGCATCAAGTTTGCGTTGCACCGTCATGGCAAGTTCTTTGACCGCATCCAAGTTGTTCAGGATGTACTGGATGTAGAGCACACCCGCATGCCCAAAGTTTTCCTTGATGTCGGTGCTAAAAACATCGGTCTCGGACTTGGTGGCAAACTTCACAGGCTCGACTCGGTACTCCAACACACGCTGAGCTTCTGCTTGTGGCAGAGCCTTGAACAGTGCGATACGCTCAAGCATTGAGGTGTTGCCTGTGGTGCCGAACAAAGTCTTCCAAGGCTTACCCCGTACGCGCTCCACGTTGCCTTTTGGCCCCATGCGGTTGCGTTGTAGTCCGCTTGGTAGTTGGTACGCCCAGTCAGACAGGTCTTGCGGCTTGGTGTTGGTCATCTCGTCCATGTAGCAGACGATGTTCTTGTACACCTCGGCACGGTTCATCTTTGAGTTGAACGTGTCACGCTCTTGCATCACCAACAGATCGGGGTCACCCCAAATAGATGCACCTGCGTACATGGCTGTGGTCTTACCCAAACCGGAGCCCTTGCTCCATGCGTGAAAGGCGGCGGCGTTGATCGGCTGAAACTCCATCAGGACAGAGCCCAGCGATAGCCCAAACATGAATTGGTGCAACTCCATGTCCGGTTGGTTGTAAAACTCCATGGTTTGTTTCCACTTCTCCAACGTGCCCTTGGCTTTGAAGATCGGGAACAGCCCCACGGTAGCGGCAGATGGTGAACTCACCTCAACACGGTCTTTGAAAACTTCCATGTTGCCGACAACAAACGATTCGTGCTTGTCGTCCTTCCACCCAAATTGCCGACATGCTTCGTCGGCTTCAGAATTAAACTGTAACTCGTTTACCCATCTCATTGTGTACTCCATCAGTTCTTGTACGTTCAGGACTGCCACACCCTGTGCCGCAAGTTGCTTGCGAAACTCATCCTTCGTACCCACAGCAGTTAAAGGCAACGTGAACTCACGTACGCCGTCCTTGGGCAAGTGCAAGCGCATCACCAACGACTCACCTGCTTCGGGGTCTTTGACGCGCCGTATGACGTACAGGTCATTGAAATAGACCATCACATCTTTGTCTTCGCCCTCTTGGTTCTTGGAGTGTTTGAACACCCCACCACTCTTGCCCCTGAAGTACGGGTGCGGGTACTTGGGGATGACGTATCGAATCGGCGTAGCCGCAGTCACGTCCAGTGGTTTTTGAATAACGATGTTGTCGGACTCGTCAGCTTCCTCCACCTCACGCCCAAGAGAGATCGGTGACTTTATCTTGCCCCAGTGCTTGCACTCTCGGCAGACACCTGCACGGTACTCATCAAAACGTGTGCACAGGTACGGGCCTTTAATCAGGTCAACCTTCTGCTCGGTTCCTTCGGGGGTGTACTCAGGGTGCTTGAGAGAAATCTTGTGGATTGCTTTGCCACCATCAACACAGAACTTGGCAATCGACAACCCCGCCCTCCACAAAGGCTCTGAGATGTTGGGCTGATTGTTGACAACTTCTTTGAGTTGTTCGCACCCCGTGCCGCTCATGGTCTTGATCAAGATGGTCTTGAACCGACTCACAAAACTGCCCGACAGGGCTTGCATCATGGCGTCTTGTTGTTGCGGCGTGTACTTCTTTGGGGGCACCAAGATTGAGGAGTCATCCCCCATCAGGTCACGGAACACGTCAAACTCAACTGCCGCACCTGCTTCGCCCACCATCACCACGGGGGCAGGGGGGTTGGGCTTGTGGTTGTGCGTATTGGGCACTCGCAACACACGCGCCGCATCTGCTGGCACGGCAGGGTCATTGCGCATCCCATGTTTTGTACACAGGCGTTTGAATTGCTCGGCAACAGGTACCCACACCTCACGTGAAACAGGAGCAGTCAGCGGCCAATACACATGGATGCCACGTCCCGAATTTACGATGGTCGGGCGCGGTAGCTTCAGTTCTTTACAGAACGTGCGTAATGCGGCAAGAGCTTCGCTCTGTGTCGCGTAGTCTTTTGTTGGCCCACAGTCAAGGTCAAGAAAGAATGATCTAAGTTGTTTTACGTTGGGTGCCTTACGCGACCCAGCTTGGTCAAAAGTGCCCAACGCAAAATAAGCGTCATACCCTTCAGCATCTAAATTGTGAGCAGCATGGATTGCGGCATCAAGGTTGTCATAGAACTTTTGCACCTTGCGTTCATCGGATAGCCGATATGCGAATATGCAGTAGTACCCTTCGTCCCCCAGCACCGACTCCAGAAATTTTTTTGTTTCCATAGCCGCCAGTTGTTAGAGTGAATGAGATAACCGAAAAGAAAGGGTGGGGAGCGACCCCACCCTAAAACAAATCAGTCGTCCCAGTCGCCAACAATGTCACTCAACTCAGACTTCGGCTCAGCGGCAGGTGCGGCTTTCTTGGTCACCTTGATTGGCTCAGGCACTTCCTCAGCCGCAACCTTCTCAGCTTTCGGTACAGCCTTGGGCACAGGTGCTGGCTCGGCGGCTTGAGGTGCGGGAATCACGCCATCCATTTGCGACACGTTCATGGTGATTGCCTTGATGGTGTCAGGGTGGTTCTGCAACTTGACTGCGGTGGCAAGTTCTTCTTCCTCCAATGCACGGACAGGGCTGAACACCAACTTGGGGGTGGCGCTGTCAATGTCAAAACGCATCTCGGTCACGATGGAAATCGCAGGAGTGTTGTACGCCTTGAGGTGACGGCCATAGGCTTGCAGTGGCATCTTCTTGCCCTCTGCGTCACCGAACACAGATGTTGATGGCAGTGTGATCTGATACACGGCTTCTTTGTGCAACTCGCCATCGAGCGCCACGGCAATACGCTGTTGGAAACGGCAAGCGCGTGTGTCGCCTTGACCGGAACCCTTGATGTGTTGCTTGCAGTCTTTGCAGAACTTGGCTTGACGCTGATCTTCGGGCACTGCCTTGTCAGGGGTCTGCGTGTCGCTTGACCAGCACGTGGGCTTGGTCTTTGCACCCTTGACGTAGGTGCCTTCAAAGAACATACGCGACACAGGTGCGGCGTTGATCAGTATGATTTTCATGGAGCGTTCCTCGCTCACACGAACTTCTTTACCACCAACATACTCGCGGAATGCGCCGCCTTCAATGCTGATGCGCTTGTTGCCACCGCCGCCACCTGCAATGGTGCTTGTCAAGCTGTCTTCGATGCCACTCAGCAAAGCGAGGGCGGCGTTGTTGGGTTTTCCAAACAGGGTCATTTCATTAGACATGGTTGTCTTCCTTTTTCAGTTTACGAGTTGAAATCCAATTGACGATGGCCTTGGCTTTCCAGCCAATCCAAACGCCGATGATGAGAGCAAGGGCCATGGCGACGAGCACGTCACCACGCCCAGCGAATATGCCCACCGTGCTCATTTTGCGATCTTGGGCAGTGGGTATGGCACCTTGTTGGTCGCTTGGCAGTGACCATCATCTGATGCGAACGGCTTGGTCTTGAAGTCGCCGTCATCGAGGCATCCGGTGTTTGCGGATACGGTCGAGCACTTGACCTTTTTGAGTGCAGTCTTCTCGGGGTTGATGAACTCCATGGTGGCCCAACCGTCACCTTGTGGGCACGTGTTGCTTTGGCTACTGTCACCACGTCCGACAATATCCCAGCCCTTGAGCAAGATATTTTCTTGGCGGTATTTCTGTGCGTTCCACAGTGCGTTCTCACGGGCGGTGCCCTTAGCTTCTTCCAGCGAGTTAAACGACACCTCGTCTTTGCCGCAAGCGGCAAGGGAGGCGATCATCACACTGGCAATAATTAACTTCGTTCTCATTTGTTTTTCCTTAAATATCTTCGTCAGGGTTATTGAATGCCAATTCAAGTTGAACAGGCAGTTTGGGGTCTACGGCTTTTGGTGCTTCCGGTTCGTCCTTGGGTACGCTTGAAAGGGCTTGCACAACCTTGGACACATTGAAGCGGTATGTGTTACCAATCTTCAGGTATGTATCTTTTGGAATGTGGCCCTGTCGTACCCATGCACGAACAGTCGATACCGAAACCGTAAACTGTTTGGCCAAGTCTTCGATTGGCACAAAAGGTTCACTCATCACTTCCTCCGTACGGTTATGGTGTATTCGCTATCCACGTTGAGTCCCGGTGGTAACGTCTCAGGGTTGGCCTCAAGGAACTCTTTGAGGTTCGTTTGGTGGATGCGCTCATGCAGTAACTGCGGCGCATTGTGTTCAACGATGAACTTGTGCATCGACTCCCAGTCGTTTGTCCAGTAGTTCACCTTGACAGAGCGGTAGAACAAGCCTTCACCTGTTCGCACACTGTCCACGTTTTGCTCTTTGCAAAACCCCAAGAGGGCAGACTTCACTTTGTCCATCTGACCTTTGAGTTTCTTTTCCTCAGTCTCGTAGGCGACACGCATCTCATCGTGCTTGGCCTTCATCTTGAGGTACACCTTGACCAGCTTCTCGGGCGGTACTGTGGGTGCGTCTGCGGGGGTGTCGGCTTGCTCAGTCATGGCTGGCCTCCCCCATGAGTTTTTGATGCGCAATGGCAAGGCCGTAGGCTTGCTTGGTCTGGTCAATGTAGTTCTCAAACGGCACACCATGCTCGACTGCCGCCAAAGCGTAGACCTCGGCCAGTGCGGTCAGCAGAATTGGCGTGGTGATTTCGTGCTCGGTGTGCACCTTGTGGATGCCCTCGATGATGGCAGTTTTGAGGTCTGCCATTGCACGGGCCGACTTCATCAGTTCCTCAGCGCGGCGTTGTTTGTAGTCAGGAATTGCTGTCACTTCGTTCTCCAGTTGTTGTTGGGGTTCTTATTATAGTGGCGTTTTGCCACTTATTCAAGTATTTCTTTGTAAAGATCAACTATTTTTGAGTGAACGTCGATTTTATTATCCAATAAGTTGTAAACGTGTCTTTCTACACCTGAACCTACCAGTTGTACCACTGTGGAGGGGTGGCGCTGACCCGAACGATGGACTCGGGCGTTGGCTTGGGCGTAGGTCTCAAGGGAGGATGTCGGCCCCCACCACACCACGGTATTGGCCGCTGTGAGGGTCACGCCGTGCGCGGCGGCTTGTGGTTGGATGACAAGTACCTTGGTGCCGTTTGGCTCGGTCTGGAAGCGATTAAAGATGTCGGTGCGCTTGTGCACGGGCACGTCCCCACTGATCACCTCGGTCGTGTAGCCATCGGCGTTGAGTTTCTCGCACAGGATGCTGATCACATGCTTGAACGGCACGAACACGAGCACCTTCTGACTGGACTCGTCAATCACCTCGGTGAGCACGTTGTAGCGGTTCTTGATGTCAAACTCCAAGGTCTCGCCTGAATCGGAGTACACCGCGCCACAAGATATTTGCAGGAGTTTGCTCATGTTCACGGCAGCGTTGACTGACGTAATTTCTTCCCCTGCGGCTTGCACCACCATGCGGCTCTTGAGCATGCCGTAGTAGCGTTCCTGTTGCTTGGTCAACTCGACTTGGCGCTTGACGTAGGTCATCTCAGGCAAGTCAAGGCACTCGTCCTTGGTGTACCGGATGGCAGGTTGCAAGCAATCAAACACGGTTTGTGTGGCGGTCTCTTTGGCAAGCCAACGAAAGTTGTTCAGCTTGATCATCACCATGTCGCGGAAAGTTGTGAAGAACTTGGGGACACCCTGTGGATTGACTAATTTTGCGAGGCCATACGCATCGAGCGGGGACTGAGCGGCGGGGGTGCCTGTCATCATCCAAAGCCATGTCTCAGCCTTGACCAGTGAGTTCAGCACCTTCCACCGTTTGGTCTGTACGTTCTTATAGGCATTGGCCTCGTCAATCACAATCAGATCGAAGCCACCCTTGGCAATGTCCTCGGCAACAATCTCTACGCCGTCATAGTTGATGATCACAAACTCAGCGATGCCGTTGATGATGGCCTTGCGCTTTTCTTTGGCACCGTACGCTATGTCAACTGATCGGTGCATGGCGAACTTGAACAGGTCTGCTCTCCACGCTGAATCCATGATTGACAGAGGGCAGATCACAAGCACCCTGCGGATTCGTTTCTGTTTGAGGAGGTAGTCTGCCGCCCAGATGACTGACCCCGTTTTGCCTGTGCCCTGCTCGTTGAGGCAGAACGCACGGCGGTTCATTGTGAGAAATGCGGCGGTTGTTTTTTGGTGCTCGAACGGCTTGTACTGGCCGGGCCAGTCGTAGCGCCCCACAATGGGTGAGGGCACGTTTTTGACGCGCAGATTCTTGAGGACTTGCGCCTCATCCAACCCCCAGTGCACCAACACTTGGTTGTTTGGGAGTTCCCTGCTTTTAGGGATAACTGTAGTGACGCGATGCGGGTTACGCAACGTCAACAACAGAGCCTTGTTGTCAATGATTTCCAATTCGTTCTCCAGCGCAGACGAACAAACTTGGAGCGAAGTGGGTGTCCCACTCGCTCCAGTCGTTGTCGAACTTCTAATCTAACCGAACGCGCAGTGCGCGTCAAGCGGGTTTTTTCCCGCCTTTTTCTTTTGTGCTGTGACCATTACGGGCACGATTCTTGGCTGGCGCAACGATGCGCAGCCCGTCCTTGTTTGAGCCACCTTTGGATAACATCTTTACGTGGTCGATGTCCTTGCCTTCACGCTTGTCGGCCTTGCCGTTGCCGTTCTCATCGGGGGAACTGGCATCAACTTTTCGACGGGCGCGTTGGCGTTCCATGCGGTCGGGGTGTTCGCCCCGTTCCTTCTGCTTTTGGTACTCGGCCTTGTAGGGTCGGGGAGATTTGGTGTATGGCATGTTGGCTCCTAATAAGGTTTATTCAACTGTTCCGCAAGTTTACTTCTGATTTGGTGCATTAGGGAACCATCTGCCATGAGTGCATTGATCAACATGTGTTGCACAATTCGTTGAACGTCAGCAGGGTGCGAACGGTTGTAGGCGTCCTCGATCTCCCGCGCTTGCCAGTCATTGGTGGGGTTCAGGGCTCGGCTGAAGGCAACCATGACTCGCTTGTCTACCTCCCTGTCCATCATCAAAGCGAGGGTTGCAGTCTCTTGGTCAGGCATGATTGGTTCGCTCATTACGCTCTCCCGTTGTGCTGGCAACTCATTACCACGCAATGCTTCTTACACAGCCCCGAGGTCTTGGGGTTCCACACGTTTGTCTCGTACGCTCTTTTCATGCGTCCGTGGTCGCGTAGCCACTTCTCCCACAGCTTGGGCTCGTCCACGGCTCGGTCGTAGCTTGCCTTGGGGAACTGCTTGGCTATGACAAACAACAGCCCACCCTTGACGCGCTTGACCTCGGGGAAATGCTTGAATTCGGCGAGCGCCATCAACTCAAGCTGTCCGGTGTCGGCGTACTTGGCACTCTTTCCGGTCTTGTAATCAACCACCCGTGCAGTGCCATCGTCCTCAAGGATGATCAGGTCAGCGATGCCTCGCCACCACACGTTCGGGTCTTTAAAACCGCACGGTTGTAAGTCTTCGGTCAGCCCCATCTCGTACTCACACAGCTTCTGGCCCTCACGCCGTTTGAGGTTATCCAATGAACTCTTAGCATACGAGAACTGAGGGGGCAGGGGGGTGTCATCACGTATGTAGAACTCAGCCGCCTCGTGGAACTGTTTGCCGTACGTCAGGTGCTCAGCGTTCTGGTCTTCCTGAAAGTCCTTGACGACCTTCAAGTGGTAGAACTTCTTTGGACACTGCTCGAACGTCTTGATAGACGAGAACGACCATGCGGGTATCTTGACTGTCATTTGTTGCGCTCCTTGAGTTCGGCAATCTGTTTAAGCATAGCGATGCTTAAATTAGCGGCTTGCAATCTACCCAATAG